TGTTCGCCCGTGTGTTGTGGGACCGCGGGCGAACAGGTCAAGTCCCACTTGTCCCGCTAGAAGACTTTAGGAGGCCCTTGTGGCTCTTGTTGTGAAGCGTCCTGAGACGCGTGTCCCGTTCTGCCTCGACGGCGATCTGAAGGCTGAGCATGAGGCTGCGGAGGCTGAGTTCAACGCGGCCCGCTCGCAGTCCCTCGCCGATGCCCGTCTGAATAGCCCGGTCAAGGATTTGGCGCAGCGGGTCAATGACATTGAAGAAGAGATGAAGGCGGCAACGGTTTCGTTCCTGGTCCGCGGCATGAAGCGCGGCGACTGGAACGACCTTGTTGCCGAGCATGCCCCGCGTGAGGGTAACGCACTGGACAAGTCCTACGGCTTCAACGTTGAGGCGCTGATGAAGCAGGCTGTGCCGAAGTCAATTGCCGGCGTTGAGAACCATGCCGGCGAGTCACTGCCGTTCGTTGTCGCTGACGAGTGGGATGCGCTCGCGGATGACATGACCGACTCGCAGTATGAGGACTTTGTTCTCGCGACACTGCGGGTCAATAAGGGGCGCAACGAAGTCCCTTTTTCGCTCAGCGCCTTCAGGATGATCCAGGACTCAGATCAGACGTAGAAGCGGCGGCGCTGCTTGGTATTTCTTTGAAGCGGTTCCACGGCTGGGAGCCTGCGACATCGTATGAGTATGACGGGCTGGGGCGGCTTGTGTCGTCCCGGCCTGAGCCTGAGTGGGATGACTCTGAGCAGACGGTGATGCTTGCGTTGCAGGCGTACCGTGCCGCGTTGTGCCCGCTGTGTGGCGCCCCGCTGTCGGTGTGCACGGCGCCTGAGAACGAGATGAAGTTCAAGGGCGGCCTGCCGATCCGCTGCCATGCCACGACGGCCCGCGCTATTGCGATGGAGCCGTATAAGGATCAGCCGCACAATTCGGCGCTGATGATCGCGCCAGTTCTTGACCCGTAAATAAATAACAGGAGGCCCCCTTGGCTGATCGCAGCATATCTATCGCGCTTGAGGCCAAGGTTCAGGGGTTTGTCGCGGGGATGCGGACGGCTCAGCAGGCGACTACGGATTTTGCGAACCGGACGGCCGACTTTGCGGCTAAGAATGAGCAGCATCTAGACCGGGTTGGCAAGGCGTCGATGGTTATGGGCGGGGCCTTGCTCGCTGGTGTTGCTATCGCCGTGAAGTCGTTCATGGAGTTTGATTCGGCGATGTCTGAGGTTCAGGCGTCTACGCATGAGACTGCGGCGAACATGGACCTGTTGCGTGAGGCGGCGATCAACGCGGGCGCGGACACGTCATTCTCGGCGAAGGAAGCCGCGAATGCGATTGACGAACTTGCTAAGGCTGGCGTAAGCACCAAGGACATTCTTAGCGGCGGCCTCAATGGCGCGCTGAGTCTTGCCGCTGCTGGTGGGCTCGACGTTGCGAAGGCTGCGGAGATTGCCGCTACGTCTATGACGATTTTCGGGAAGAACTTCGAGGACAAGGGCAAGCTTGCTGTGCACGTTGCTGACCTCCTGGCGGCCGGCGCTGGCAAGGCTCAGGGTTCCGTTGAGGACATGGGTATGGCGCTCAACCAGGCTGGTCTGGTTGCTAACCAGACGGGCCTGAGTATTGAGGAAACCACGGGCGGGCTTGCGGCGTTTGCGTCCGCTGGCTTGGTGGGCTCGGATGCTGGCACGTCGTTCAAGTCCATGTTGCAGCGGCTCACCCCGCAGTCGCTTGAAGCGAAGAACAAGATGGCCGAGCTTGGCATCAGCGCATACGATGCGCAGGGCCAGTTCATCGGCTTGTCCAAGTTCTCTGAGAACCTGAAGACATCCATGAAGGATCTGACCCCCGAGGCCCGCAACGCGGCTATGGGCGTCATCTTCGGATCGGATGCTGTACGGGCCGCGAACGTTTTGTACGAGAACGGCGCCAAGGGTATTCAGGACTGGACCGACAAGGTCAACGATGCTGGCTATGCCGCGGTTACTGCGAGCATCAAGCAGGACAACCTTGCCGGCGATCTGGAGAAGCTTGGCGGCTCGTTCGACTCGGTCCTCATCAAGGGCGGCTCTGGTGCTGCCGAGGCGCTGCGTGGCATTGTGCAGGGCGCTGAAGACTTGGTTGATGCTGTGGGCAAGATCCCCGCGCCAGTCTTGAACGCGGGCGCGGGGATTGCCGGAATTGCGGGCGGCGGGCTGCTGCTTGGCGGGATGCTTCTAACTACCCTCCCGAAGCTCATGGAGTTCCGAACGTCGATGGCTTCCCTAGCTGAGTCCTCACCGAGGGCCGCGGCTGGAATTGGCCGCGTGACCAAGGCGGCGGGTATTGCCGCCGCATCGCTGGTTGCGTTGCAGATCGCAGCCGCCATCTTCACGGAGAAGCACACTAAGTCCGCAGAGGACTATGGGCAGGCGCTCCTGAAGGTAGCCAAGGCCGGCGATGCCGCGCAAGGCTCCGGGCTGGACTCCATCTTTGGGAACTTCGACAAGATGTTCGGCTCTGCCGTTAGTGACATCGACAACGTTTCTGACGCAGTTCATAAGCTCACTAACCAGGACTTCAACGACGTTGCCAACAAGTTTGTTGAACCGATTTCCAACCTAATCGGTCTCCCTAAGCAGGAAATTTCGCAGCTTGAAGATAGGTTCAAGGGCCTTGGCGAAGCGATGGGCGGCCTGGTCAAGAATGGCGCTGGCGAGACTGCGGCTAAGAACTTCCAGGCTCTCACGAAAGAGTTTGAGAGGAATGGCAAGGGCGCGAAGGAAGCCCTAGAGATACTGCCCGGCTATAAGGATGCACTCATGGCACAGGCTACCGCTGCTGGCGTGGTGTTGAGTGAGCAAGACTTGCTCGACTACGCAATGGGCAAGGTGCCGACGTCGATGAAGGCCGCTCAGGGTGCTACGGAAACGTACACGACTGCCGCTGGCCAGTCTGCCCCGGTCACTGAGGATATGGCTAAGGCGTTGAAGGACGTTGGAATCAACGCCGAGGGTGCAGTGAATGACATCGACGCTTTTGCGAAGTCGTTGTTCGCCGCCGGGCTGCTTTCGCTGTCGGCATCTGATGCGTCTATCGCATACCAGGACGCCATCGACAAGATGACCGAGTCGGTCAAGAAGAACGGCACGACGCTCGACCTGGATACGGAGAAGGGCCGCGCGAACCAGTCCACGTACAACGGACTGGCTCAGGCCGCGATGGCTAAGGCTGAGGCTACAGCGGCCGAGACTCTTGCCACTAAGGGATCCGCTGCGGCTCAGGCCGAGTTGCAGACTTCACTCAAGGGTAGCTACGACGACCTTGTTACGGCTGCGGGGCAGCTCGGCATCACGGGTGACGCGGCGGACACAATGGCCCGCAAGGCTCTCGGTATCCCGAAGGAAGTCCCGATTGACACTTGGGTCAAGGACAATGCCACCGCAACGCTCGACAGCATCAAGGGCAAGGCTGATGCGCTGAACGGCAAGAATGTCACCGTCAACATCAATACGATTGCGACGACCTTCGAGAAGCGCGTGGGACTGCCCGCGCAGGTTTCTGACGGTTCGGCTGGTCAGGGCGCTGGCGTGTATGCGCCAGACTTCATCCCAAAGAAGGCTAATGGCGGCAGGGTCTATGGCGTAGGCACTGACACGTCGGACTCCAACCTACACATGCTCTCCAAGGATGAGTACGTGCTGAAGGCGTCCGCGGCGAAGGCTATCGGCTACGGAACCTTGGATCAGATGAACTCGCAGCAGTTCGCCCCGGCGAGTGCGCCGGCACGTCAGGCCGCACCCGTTGCGGCGGGCGATTCTTCGGGTTTGACGCTCACGTTCGGCAACCTTACCGCGCTGGATCCTGTCGCTTTGCGGCGGGACATCACTGCGGACGTTACTCACATCATCAACACGAAGGGTGGGATGCGCATTGCCTGAGCTAATCACATGGGCGGGGCGCACCCTTTCCGGGTCTGACCGTTTCGGCGAGTGGGCTGTGACTGGGGATCTTGAGGGTTGGTGGGATTCGCCTGAGATTAAGGGTGACACTTCCGAGCGACCTTATCAGGATGGCGAGTTTGATTTGCCCATCTACAACCAGGCGAGGCTTATCACCGCCAATGGAATCATTCGCGCTAAGGGTCACGACCAGTTGCACGAGGCGGGCAACTTCCTGACGGGTGCGATGCAGGGCCGTCTTTCGGTGGCGGGTCACGGTTCGATTTTGTGGGCGGATTGCAAGCGTAATAGCGGGGTGAAGTTCACGCCGGTTACTGACGTGTTGGCTCAGTGGCAGGTGAGGCTCAAGGCTGTTGACCCCCGCAAGTTCGGCGAGTCGAAAACCGTTGCCGTTGCTTCGGGCTCCCCGATCAGCGTCTTCCATCGCGGCAATTACAACGCGATGCCCAGTTTCATTGTCCGTGGCGATATGCCGGGCGGTTGGACGTTGACGGTGAATGGCTGGAATTACACGGTCACGAAGCCGCTGGTTAGTGGCGCGCCTCATCGGGTGGATTACAACAATGGGCGCCTGTACGTGAATGGCACGCTCTCTCAGGGCAACTTGGGTAACACGAACACGACGCCGATTCCTCCCGGGCAGCCTGTCGGCGTCGGCTTGTATCCGGTGACGACTGGCACGGGATCCGCGGACATGACGGTTGTGGACACTTACATCTAGGAGAACTGATGGCTTGGCGTGTGTTCTCTGTGAGTACAAGTAACTGGACGTCGAAGATTGAACTGACCCCGTCCGCGTCCACTTGGGCGCGGGCGTTGGGTTCGGGCAAGGGTGGCAGTACCGAGTTCAAGGTGCGCGATCCGTTCGTTGCTGAGACGGCGACGGAAACTAACCTTGCCCCATGGAAACGCATGATCGTCATGGACTTTTACGGTGTGATCATCTACGCCGGGTTCATTACGGGCTACAGCGTGGATCGCGATTCGGGTTCAGTGTCGGTCACGCATGAGGACATTTACAGTCTGTTCTCGCGGCGTGTCATGGCGGACATCCTCTCCGATGGGGTTCAGGCGCGACCTGGCCTCACCTATTCGAGCGTGTCGCTGTCGAACCTCATCAAGCAGGCGATCTACCAGGGGCAGAACGATGCGGCCCGGTTCAACCTGCCGATTGTGTTGCCGGCGGATTCGTCGGGCGGGTCTAACCGTTCGTATGATCCGTGGAACTTGCCGACCGTGGCGAGCATCCTTGACGACGTCACCAGCACTGAGAACGCGCCGGATATGGATTTGGCGCCGCGGTGGACTGACTCGGGTTCGATTGAATGGGTGCTCCAGGCGGGCAACCTGACTAGCGGCACGTGGTCATGGATGCTGGACACGCCACTGTCTACGGCTTCGGGCTTGAAGGTGCGCCGTGATGGTACGGGCATGGCGAACCGTATCGCCGCTGTTGGTGAGGGTTCGGAAAAGAAGATGCTGCTTTCCGTCGCTGACGGCTCGGGCACCTCGGACTTCCTGCCGCTGGACAAAGTTGTCAGCTACAAAGACGAGAAGGTGCAAGCCAAC